TGCCATCCTTCTCTTAATTTTCTTGATACATTAGGATTATCAGCATTACCTAAAAGGCTTGTTCTAATATACCTAAAGACCCACCCTTCTTGTGGTGTTGGATTTGGTAAGTTTGATGGATTCTCCCAACTTTGTATGCGTTGGGAAGCCTCTCGACTTTCTATTTCCCTAGGGGTACGCTCTTGTGATTGCTCTTTGCTATCACTATTTGTTTCTATATTATTTTCTTCGGACATTTTAAGTCTCCTTTAATAATTGATTTGCATACTGCTCTGGAGTTATATTAAGACGCTTTGCGAGAGCGACTTGGCTCTGAGTCAGATGTATTTTGCGAGGGCTTTTACCGCTATTCCTCGTTGCGGGTGCTACAGGATTGGTTACCTGTCTTTTAGGTGTAATTTCAACTTCTTCTGTTTCCACAGGTTGTTGTTGTGTTACACCAAAAAAATTTGGAAATTGTTCTTTCATTTTTATATCAATCTCAGAATAATATTTCTGAGAATCTTTTGCAGGGTCAATCCCACTAGCTTGTAGTGATTGGTCTAAATACATAGCATATGATGTCATTTCTTTATGTACTGGGTCAGTTCCCATAAACCAAGGATTCTTTTTAGACCATGCATCCATATCTGGGTCAGAAGGTTTTTCAATTTGTTGTTCTTGTTCTACATATTTAGAAGCAACATCTGTTTGTAGTTGTTGTGCATAATTACCAGCTTGTTGTTCTGCTAAAGTAGCTTGTGCTAATTCTGTTTGTGCAAGAGCCATTTCTTCTGCATTACCTTCTTCGTAAGCTTTTTTAAATTTTTCTTGTGCGTTATATTTTGCCCATTGTGCATTATTAAGTGCCTGTTGGTTTAATACATCGCCTCCTTGTGAAACTACACTTTGTAACTTTTGATTTTCTTTCATCAAAGTTTTTAATGCTCTTGTAGCTTCTTGTGATTCTCTTAAAGCTTGTTCTTTTGCTCTACGCTCTTCGTGAAACTCATACTTAATTTTATTAATTCTTTCACCAGCTTTTTTACTATAATCTGCAATCTCTTGGTCTAAAGCTTCATCATCTACAGGTTCTTCTTTAGTTTCTACTTTTGGAGGTCGTCTATCTTCTTCTGGTCTTTCATCAATAACTTCTACTTCAATATCTTTTGAAGGTGCAGTATTAATCTCATTTGTAACACCAAAAAATTTATCTTCTGATGTTTGTTCAGGTATTGATTCTGGTATTGATTCTGGGTTTGTATCTATTACTTGTTCTATACTTTCACTCATGCTCTAACTACTCCTGTTGGGTCATCTACTACTGCTTCTACAGTATCATCGTTAATTAAACGAAACTCTTTACCATACATTTTCATACGAGTACCTGAATAAGCTCTAAATATTACCCAATCACCTTCTTTGCACCAAGGTCCTGTTGGAAACCTTTTTTCATCACAATAAGCTTCTGTGCCTAATTTTAAAACATAACCACAAATATTAGATGTTTCTTCATCAACTCTAGTTTGACTAGCTTTAATAATGCCACCATCTGTAGTTTCTTTAGCTTCAGGCATAGCAATAAGTATTTTCCAACCTTTAGGTACTGGTAGTTGACTTTTAACTTCTTCAGTAGGTTCAGGTTTTTTAACACTTTCTGGTTTTGGGATATTTATTTTTTTATCTTTATCCATATTTTGCACGACTATTAGGTGTCGAGTTCCTATTTTTTTAAGTGTTGTTCTTTCCAATCAAGAACTTCACGCTCTGCAAGAGCTAATCCTTCTATAACTCCTGTCATTTTTTTATAATCAGAAAAGTCTTTACAACTTCCTGTTGAGATATGGTCTGAACATTCATTCATCATTTCTCTTAACTTTTTAATAAGGTAAGTAGATAGTGATTGCTCATTTATATCATTACTCATTCAGTTTGCTATCATTAACTAAATCTTTAGCTATGTCAAGACCTTTTTTATAATCATCTAAAACTTTATCGTCTGCTTTTTCTTGTCTATCTAGCAAATCACTAGCAATTTGCTGTCCCATTTTTAAACCACTTGCTTCTTGTTGAGCTTCAATTCTTTTTTCTTCGAGCTCTTTATTAGCAACAGCTTTAGCTGCATCTACTGCTAATTTACTTTCATCAATTCTTAATTTACCTTCAACTTGTTTTTCTTTAATTTCAAGTTCTTTTTGTTTAGCAAGTATTAGTGGGTCTTGTGATTGTTCTTGTATTCTTTGTTGTTCTGCTTGTGCAGCATTTGTAGTTGCTACTCTTTGTGCAGCTTCAGCAACAAGAGTTGAAATTCGTTTTTCAACATCTGCAGGTAAAGGTTCTCCTACTGGAGGTAGCTCTACACCCATCTCTCTTTCAACTTGGTCTCTAAATTGTAGTGCAAGATGTTGCATAATATAATCAGAACCAGCACTTTGTATAACTTGTGCATTTGGACTTTGTTGTACTTTTGCTTGTACATTAGGGTCTTGTTGTGCAGATACTAGTGTTTGTATATGAGCTTCATGGTCTTGGAACTCAAATGCTTGTACTGGTTTACCATTTAATATATTTTGTACTGCTGTTACTGGGTCAACTGGTTTTACTTCATCTTGTGGAGGCACTATTGTTTCAGCATCTTTTATGCCTAATACTTCAAGCATTTGTCTATGTAATTGACCTAAATCATATAACTGCGGTGCTTGTTGTGCTAATTGCATTGCAGCTTGATATTGCATAATTCTTTGAGCCATGGTTGCAGCATTTGGGTCTGATACAGGTAATACATCTATTCTTGCATCAAAATCTTGTATTTTAATTTGTTGTCCTTCTTCAACTTCATATGGATAAGATGGCTCTGTAAAGTCTGTAATTACACCTACTAATATTTCAAACTCTCTTTTCATTGAAGCATGAAGTCTAGCTTGAACAGCAGACATAACTTTCATGTTTCTTTCTAGTAATGCTAGTGTTGTTCCTACAGGTGCTTGACTATTCATATCAGATGTTTTCATATCTGAGATACTTGCAAATCTTTTACCCTCTTCTACTATATTTTGTAGTAATGAGAATAAGGTACCTGAAGGTTCTTTATAAGGTAAGAATGTAATATTATCTCTAATAGCACCACCTGGAACATCTACATCTCTAAACTCACCAGGCATAATGGGACTATCGTCTCCTTTTATACGCAATCCTCTAGCTTTTAAACCACCTGGTAGATTACTTAAAGTACCTGCATCTACTAATTGTCTTAATATTGATGTAGCAGATTTTGCTAATCCACCAATCATATGTATTAGACCAAAGCCATAAAAACCTAATCCTGGTAGGTATTGATAATGAACAAAGTGCATCCTTCTTAATTTAGCAGGGTCATCTTCATAATAGTTTCTTCTAATGCTAAGAATAATACCTGAAGGACTATCTATTGTTACAACATAAGGTAATGCTATACCTGTATTTTGACCATTAGCATCTTTATCTTCAAAACCTTTAAGGTCTAAATCTACCTGCATTTCTAAGATAGTATGTCTAGTATCATAGTCATAACTTTCTGATTCACCAGTCATTTCATTATATTTCTTAGTAATATCAGATGATGTTGGTGTTGCATCAGGTAATTCTATATCTCTATAGAATCCATTAACTTGCATCTTTCTTATATCATTAGATGACTTTTTCATTACATGAGTAGCTCTTTCACAAGTTTCTAAATCACTTGCACCATAATTAACTACTACATCTTCTGCTGGTACAAAAATACCGCTTGGTCTATTTAATGTTGGGTCAAAATAAATTTTTC